ATAGCAATATTGCCTCTCTTTTGAGAGATAAAATTATCTTCTATAGCCTCCAACATCTGTAATCTTTCCATTACTCTATTTTGATCAATACTACCATTTAAATCACGAATATTTCCATTACTATCAACAACAAACGGAGCATAAGTCATTCCTAAAAATCCCGGACCAATACTGCTTCCTCCAACACTAACAAATGCTGGAATTTCTAATTCTGGCACAAACTTTGAAAGTTCATGAGATACTACGCTACCATAACTTGGATGCTCAATACTTGGGTTCGGAACAAAACCCGTATGCATATAGTATCGTCCTCTTGTGTGATCTGCTTCTCTGGTACTCATACTACGAACAATACTCATATGGTGCATTTGCTTAGACAATAATGGTAGATGCTCACATATTTGTATACCATCAGCACTTGTGCTAATTGGCTTAAAAGGACCGCCAGTAGGAGTATCCGGTTTTAAATCCCAAAGATCAATAGTGCTGGGACCGCCGCCCATCCATAAAAGAATCACAGATTTCGTGTTCTTTTTCATATCGGCCGCATTAGCCAGAATAGAATCTGTAAAATTAATTGCTGGTAAAACTAATGGGGCCGCACCTATGGTGTGAGATATAAAATGTCTTCTATTCATGAAACATCCTTAAATTGTTATATTAATAATCAATTCTCCTATTTCTATTGTACTAAATCCCATAACCAGCATTGTCTGTTCTAGACCTATTAACATTTGTAATTCCTGAAACATTTTTACTCCAGTATTATTTTTAACATAATATAGTTCGGCTTATCATTGTCTATCAACTGTAGAGTTTTAACTCTCCCCTTGCCAAAAAAATCAAGACCAACGTGTATAAAAGGACCGCCTTCTAAATCTATATGATATGGAAAGCCATCATCAAATTCTGAACAAATTTTTGTTTTCTTACTTATGCCCTCTAATATAAATTCTTTATCATTAATCTGCGTAACTACTCTATTTGGAAAACATCCTTGTGTAGAATTATTTGACACTTACTACCTCATACTCATAATCACAATCTTCTTTATTTATAGATGTTAGATTGTTAAGAACATCTTTTAGATTTTGATTTTCTTTTTCCAAAACCATAACCATATTTTGTGCTTGAGATAAAGCAGAAGATAGCACTTTTACTTTATTTGCCAGTTCATCCCCAATAAAACTATTTACATTTGATTTCATAATTAGTCTCCTTAAAGGATGTATTAGTATACACTATTTAGTTATCAATTCGCACAGAAATTTACTAATATCTTTGATTTGTTGATGATTAATAACAATCTGATCTGTATATGGGTGTCTGTCTGTTAAAATCTTCCATATATAGCGTATTTTCTGAAACCAACTAGAATTATTTTTATAGGCCGCATAACTTTCATACATGGCTAAGTCCAGCGTCTTAGTCTTTTCATCATAATTTAATACCAAAACCTCTTGATTACAATCACATAATACGCAAATAATATGATCTTTTGAGAAGTTGGTGATTGTTCCCATTATTTTTTCCTAAGTAACCAACTAGAATCCTCAAACAAAATTAAATCTTTTTGACTATAGTTTGAGTTTGAGATAAAAAAGTTAACAGCATCAATAACGCCCGGCCAAGACTTATTATAATCGTGTCCACATAAAAAACCACCAACCACCAACTTACTAATAGATAATTCTATATCCTGTTTTACCGAATCATAATTATGATCACCATCTATATAAACACAATCTATACTATTATCTAAAAAGGATGGAAGAATTTTTTCTGAAAGATCGTTATAGATAACGCATTGATGAGCATTAATTTTATTCTCAAATTTTTTACTAAGTAATTTACAAGAATATTCTGATTGTTCAATTATATGTATTTTTTTAATCTGAGGAAAACCCAATAATAAAGTTGATGATTCTCCTAGATGAGATCCAATTTCTATCCAATTATTGATTGGTGATTGATGATTGATAATATAATTAATCAGATATAAAAATCCAGTAACTTGTAATATACTAGTTTCATCCCAATTAGGAAAGAATCTAACAGACTTGAGACTCATTTATATCCTCAAATACCCATGACCAATACCTACTATCATCTTTTTGTTGGACACTATCCCAGTATAAACAACGAGCAATATAGGATGGAACTTTTAGTTTACCACAATTAATACTCCAGTGGCGCTCCATTTGTTTGTACATTTTAAGCCCAGCACCACTCTTGTACTTTAAATGTTCCATACCATACAAGCGTAAAATATGAACATCTCCACAAAGAACTCGACACTCATTGGGATGAATAGTTTCTAGGGCGAAAGAAACTTTAGCCTGAGAGATACCCTTGATTTTGTCAACAATATTATCTCGTTTCTTAACGTGATACTTTTTGGTTGTAAAATAAAAATCTTTCGGATTGCTCCAAAACTTATTCTGAAAGTCCCAAATATATTCTGTACGATTATTATGAAGTCCAACACCGGACTTATGTAATTTGGTTCTTAGAGTTTCTTTGTCTGATATCCATTCATTAAAGTTCTTAATAGCATTATAGCCCTTCACATTTCCTTGCCAAGTGGTATGTACAGAGCAGTATGCAAACAGATATCGTCTAAAGATTTCATCGTTATTTTGAGGCTTAACACTTTCCCAATAATCCTTATATGACACAATCTTATCTTTTGGAAAATTGGCAAAAAATTCATCAACTTTGCTAGTGGTATACTCAATCTTTTTTTCTGTTGCGTTTTCCATCTTATCTCCAAATGCTGTAATGCCCATATACTGATTGTATACTACAGTTATCGACTTGTCAAGCGTGTTTCTTTAAACTGTTCTAGCCTCGCCGTGTAAAATTTTAAATGTTGGAAATCTTAAACTAATACCACCATCTTGATTTTGACTTTCTTGAAAATATTGTACTGTGATTATCTTTCCAAGAATTTTGTTAGGATTCTTGTGAAAGTCCTGTCTTTGCTCAATAGTGAAGCCAGATCCAACACGCACATTATATCCTTTATGTTTAATAGTAACACAACTTAGCATAGTTTCTTCGTGTTCCTTACCATTCAATACATAACGAAATGGACCCATTTCAACATCTACTACTTCGTATTCATTATCACTAAAACTCTTATACTTGAGCAAGTCCTTACTACGCTTTCCTTTATAGGATTCATCTGCCCTTAGCACCAACCCCTCCCAAGAATTCTCATTTGCTTTTGCTACCCATTCAGCAAAATGATCATCATTTTTAACCCTATCCTGTTCAAGAACACTGAGACATGGGCAAGAGTTATTCTTCATAACTTCTTTGAGATTATTCAATCTGTGAGAGTAAGTCTTATTAGACTTGCCTTTCTTAGTATAAAATTCATCATGACTAATCATGTCAAAAATCTTAAAAGATGGATTAGGAATAGTATGATCCTTCTTCTTGAGTTGTTTCATAACTCCCTGAAAATCTTCATTACCATCGTCATCTACAAGACAAAGTTCACCATCAAATACTACATTAGTAACACCAAGATTCTTAATGCCACCAGCAACAACGCCAAGAGTATCAAATTCTTTTCCTGTACGGGAATAGAAAGTAGTATCGCCATTACTATCAACAATAGCGATACATCTAGCACCGTCAATTTTTCTGCTAACATACCATCCATCCTTCCAGTCTACAATATTCGGGTCATATTTATCTGCTAGAGCAACACTGAACTCTGGAATATGGTCAGCAATAGCCTTGTTGATAATCTTATCACCAGCACGGGTTTTCAAATCCTTATCAATAATGCAATAAATGAGTTCTTCAATATTGTCTTTATTTGACTGACTATCAATAAAAGTATGGACCGCTCCGATAGCATCGTGGCCCGTTATCTTGCGAGTCTTTAGGTCATCCAAAAGATCAAAGAAATTCTTATAACTCTTACCTCTCAGAGAATTTTTCTTTTTCAGATTATCACTTGTGACATTATACTGCCAAAGAGGATGATAGGTGTAAAGAAGAATCTTCTTAGCAAAATTTGCAGCCTCAGAATTATGATTGCAATAGTCCTCAATAATTCCTTGCTTATCAATAGTGCTGCTTGTGGCCCTAAGATCACGAACCATTCCCCAAACATAATTAAAATCGTGAGTCATCCAAATAGTCTCCTGTGTGTATGTCGAGTATACCACAACGCTCAAACACTGTCAACCTCTATATCGTCATCCTCTCTGCGAAACTCAAGATATTGTTTCAAATCTTTGACGATAGGATGTATAATTTTCATCTCAATAACACCATCAGAGTTTTTAGAAAATTTTATTGGACCAGGAATAAATCTATCTTGATTACCGTACTCTCTATTTTTTGGATGACCATGAAATAGATGTAAACCACAATTATCTTTTAAATAATTAACATCTTTTATTGGATCGCATAATTTTAATATATTATTTTTATATTCTATGTATTTTTCTTTTACTTCTTTAAATCTTGGAGCAGAAAATAGGGCGCAACAATAAGGTTCATAGTCTTTTACAAAAGAAGCCCAAAATAAAGTATCTCCAGCGGTTCCATGAGCATATTCAAATAATCTGCCAATTTTATGATAAAAATTTCTCTCGATACAAATATTATAGCCCGGATGAACATTGTTAAATTCAAAAGACTTTTGTTTAATAATAGATTTGACAACTGTGTGCTTGGTATCGCCAGCGTTCAGATTTACATTATCATAAATGTTTTTTCTATAAATATCTTTATATAGATATTCGCAACCATGAATAACTTTATATGTGTCTAATAGAATAGAAATTTTATCAATCCAATCTGGATCAGAGTATAGTATATCTACATCAGTAAATATTAATTTAGTATACTTATCTGGAATTTTAGATTCTATTATATTCCATAGATTCTCTTTTGAAAAGAAAAAAGAGTCTGCTCTTACAATATAATTTGCTTGTGGGATAGATTGTTTTTGTTGTGGATAAAGTAGTTCTATTATATAGAATGGAATATTTGTTTTATTTAATTCTTGAATAATTAATTGTAAGTTTTTTACTGTAGATTTATAATTTAGAGCATTATAAAAACTCATAACTAAACATATATCATCGGATTCAATATCTGTGTATCCGGTATACGATTTATTTGTATTTGGTTTTATTATCATATGGTAAAGTATTAATTTGAAATTTAATATTTCTACATCTTAAAAAATTAAATAGTTTATCTGGCGAATCTTTTTCTATATTAAATACAAATAATCTATGAATATTTCTATGAAAATATTTTTTAATATTATTATGATGTTCTTTCCAGTCGTTTTTCCAAATTTTAATAATTTCTGATTTTATGTTTGTGTTATATACTTTTTTAAATAAATCTATATATTGAATTGTGTTATTATCAGTATCGACGAAAGAATGATTTGTTCTACTTCGTATCCAATTATCCATATTCCTAGTATTTAGTATGAATAAACTTTCAGGATAATTAATATCAAGGATATCAAAAAAATCTTTATATATTTGTATATACTTTATTACATTTTGTTCTTTTATAAAACATTCCATGTCTCCAAAATAAGTATAGTTTTCATAAGAGTCTAATGGCAAATGATTATCAGAGTAAACATTACTATATATTTTTTGGGCCAAGTTTCCATAGTCCCAGTGAATAGCCTTTAATTTACTATAACTATTAAATAAATTCCATAATGATAAAGTGCCACATTTATTAAAACCAATTTGAAATATTTTATTACAAGAAAGTTTTTCTTTTGGATAACAATATTTTCTATTTTCTTTTCTTCCCCAATTTATGTAATGATATTTTGCGAGATTTTCGGTATCGAAACCTGCTTGTTGTACATCAGAGTAATAATAAGTATAAAATTCCCAATCAAAATCTTGTGGAATAAATTCTTTATATTTTTCTAAAAAATCATCTAGTTCTTTGTCCATTAGAGAATCTTTTATTTAGTTTTTTAACTAGATCACTACCTGTTGTTTGTAGTATACAAGGAAATATGGAATGTATAATTAGAGAAATTCCTGCTAGGACACATAGATATCCATAAAATAAAGCAAAAAACATATGTTGACAATATGTCATTTTGTTTTCTTTTAGATGCTCACTCCATCTGTTTATTAATCTCATTTTGTTTTCTATTCTTAGACATTATTAAATAGTTAGCAGCCTTAATAACACCTTCTAAGTTATCTCCTAGTTTCCCTATTCCAGTATTACACCTATCGCATGTCCAGCCCCTAAAACTATCATCATCATGATCATGGTCTAATCTCCATTCTGATGGAATTTTACCACAACATTCACAATATAATGGTTTTGGTGGTGCTAATTTATGTAGTTTATGTCTAATTTTAGCGTGTTTTTTGATACAAGATCGACATCTCTTGTCTAGATTATCTTTAAAGTGACAATGTTTTGGGAAAGATTTTGGATTCTTTCTTTTGCCACAATATGTACAAATTTTTCTA